TTCTAAAATAAAAGACACAATTAAAAATCAAATTAAAAAAGATTTAGAATCGGTTAACGACACAATAGGTAAATTTATATTAGGAGGTGTTAAATCATTTTCAAGAGCTTTAGCAGAATCTGTTGTGCTTGGTAAAAAATTAAAAATGAGCTTTGAAGAAATTGCTAAAAAGTTTCTTGTTGATATTTTAGCATTTACTATTCAAATTGTAATTCAAAAACAAATTGAAAAAATGTTATCTGATGGTCAAGTAGATAATGAAAAAACAATAACAAGTGAAAAGAAAAAACAACTTAGAATTCAAAGTATGATGATGCTTATGTCAGGAAACCCTTTAGGTTTTTTAGGTTTTACTAGTCCAGGTTTTGCTCAAGGTGGTGCAGTATCAAAAGGCAAACCTATTATGGTTGGTGAGAGAGGCCCTGAAATGTTTATACCAAATAGCACTGGTCAAATAACTCAATCTGCTAGAGGTATGGGTGGAAGATCTGCAAATGTAACTTTTAATATAAATACAATAGACTCAAGAGGTTTTGATCAGGCTTTAATAGAAAACAGAGGAACGATAACTGCTATAATAAATAATGCTTTAACTGAAAGAGGAAGAGGAGAGTTAATATAATGTCAGGAGCTTTTCCAATATCATCTTCAAGTTTTGAAACAATGGGTATTAGATCAATTCAAAATACTATTATTTCAAAATCATTGTCAGGTAAAAAACTTTCAAGACAAATAGATAATCAAAGGTTTGGTTTTACTGCATCTATAATAGTTGGAAAACGATCTGATATATATGGTGAGCTTATGGCTTTTATTGTCAAGCAAAGATCTCAAAAAGAAAATTTTACAATAGTTCCACCTGAAGTCGAGGATGCAAGAGGTGATGTAAGTGGAGCAGTATTAGTAAATGGAGTTCACGCAGTTGGCGACACAACTATTGATGTTGATGGTATGACAGGAACTTTAAAAGCTGGTGATTTTATAAAATTTAATGGACATACAAAAGTTTATATGGTGGTTGCCGATGTTACTGCCGATGGATCTAACGAGGCTACACTTACAATAGAGCCACCTTTAATTTCAGCTCTAGCAAACGATGAAGCAGTTACATATGATAACATTCCATTTCAAGTACATTTAACTAATGATATTCAAGAATTTGGTGTTGTGGGTGCAGATGGATCAGGAAACTTATTATATAAATTTGAGATAGATGTCGAAGAAGCAATATAAAATTAAATATTTTATGAACGCAGACATCTTGGCAGAAGAAATAGTCGAAGCAGATGATATTGATGTTAAAAACCTAGATTTAAAAAAATACGACTTTCCATCAAAAAATGCTGACTACATAGTGAATGGTGATATAAAGGTTATTAGAAAGAGTATAGAAGATTATGGCAAGAACACTAACAACAGCAGTAAAGAACGAATTACTAACGAATGAGATACGACCTGTTCATTTGTTAACTATTGGTTTTGCAACACCAGTAAATTTAACTGATAATAGTTTTAACCTTACATCCTCTATATCAGGATCAAGCACAACTTATACTGCATCATCTTTTTTAGTTTCTGTCCCTTCTTTTACTGAGGAAACTGATCTAACAAAAACAAGTTTAAATATAGTTTTATCAGGAGCTAATCAAACATTCATTTCAACTTGTTTAAATGAAAATATAGTTAACGACTCTGTTGATATTTTTAGAGGTGTTTTAGACTCATCAAATTCACTTATTGCAGATCCTTTATTATTATACTCAGGCAATATAGATACATTTCAAATAGAAGAATCTGAAACAGAATCATCTGTCACTTTGACGGTTGTTTCTCATTGGGCTGACTTTGATAAAAAATCAGGAAGGCAAACTAATAACAATTCACAACAAAGATTTTTTAATACAGATGTTGGAATGGATTTTAGCTCACAGACCGTCTTAGATATTAAATGGGGCAGACCATGACAACATTTGATGAAATTATTAACTTATATTACAAACACGATAAATATAAAAAATTTACTTATCCTGAAATGTATTATCATATTTTGCCCTCTATTAATCATAATCAATACAAAATATTTAAAGATGATAATGGAGTTTTTGGTTTTGTAAATTGGGCCTATCTAAGTGATGAGACTCAAGACTCATATATTAGAAATTCAAAAATATATAAAAATGAATGGAAAAGTGGTTTTTATCTGTGGTTATATGATATTGTTATTATTAGAAAGAGCAAAGAGGTTATGTCATGGGTTTATGACTATTTTAAAAAACTATTAAAAACAAACGAGTCTATATCCTGGTTAAGACTAGATAATAATGACAAGGTTTATAGAGTAGCAAAAAAATATAAAAGGGAGTTTCATAAGTAATGGGTGGTGCGGTAAGTAAGGTTGTTGAGCCAGTTAAAAAAGTATTTAAAGCAGTTAGAGTATTTAATTTTTTATCTAACATAAATCCTTTTGTAGCTTTAGGTGTATTTGCAGTTGGTTGGTTGTTCATGAGATCACAAAAACCTGATGTTCCTGACTTTGGAACTAATGATTTTGAAGAAACAGAAAGAGGAATACTTGTTAATAAACAATCAAATAATGCATCAATTCCAGTGGTATATGGGGAACGATTAATTGGAGGCACAAGAGTTTTTATCGAAACGTCAGGAACTGATAATGAGTTTTTATATATAGCCTTAGTGCTTTCAGAAGGTGAGATAAACTCTATTGAAGAAATAAGAGTTGATGAGAAGGTTGTAACGTTTGATGGTGCATTGACAGATAATACTCAAAGGTCTGTTGCAAGTTCAGATTCTAATTTTTATAAAGATGCAGTTAGTTATATTACAATAGAACCTCACTTTGGATCTGATGGTCAATCAGCATCTAGTTTACTTTCAGGTTTATCTAGCTGGGGATCAAATCATAAACTATCAGGTATCTGTTATCTTGCTTTAAAATTTAGATGGAATGCAGATATATTCGGAGGCATTCCACAAGTACAAGCTAAAATAAAAGGAAAAAAAGTAGTAACTTTAGATGCAAGTTTAAATGAGTCATCTGCAACCTTTTCAACAAACCCAGCTTTTTGTTTATTAGATTATTTAAGAAATGAAAGATATGGAAAAGGAATAGCAACTGCAAATATTGATCTTCAATCATTTAGAGATGCATCACAAGTTTGTGTAACTCAAGTGACACCTTTTTCAGGTGGGAGTGATATTAACATATTTGATACAAATGCAGTTATAGATACATCAAGAAAAGTTATTGATAATGTAAGAGATATTTTAAGGGGATGCAGAGGTTATCTTCCTTATGTACAAGGCAAATATAGATTGGTTATAGAAACAACAGGAACTGCATCAGTATCACTTGGAGAGGATGATATTATAGGTGGATATTCATTAGCATCGCCAACAAAAAATTCTAAATATAACAGAGTAATAGCAACTTTTATTAATCCTGATCGAAACTTCCAAGCAGATCAAATAACATTCCCTCCAACAGATGACTCTAGTTTACCATTTTCAGATAGACACGCAACTATGAAGACTGCTGATGGTGGTTTCCTTCTCGAAGGAAAATTTGACTTCAAGACGATCACAAGTCCGTATCAGGCGGAGGAGATGGCTGAGATTATTTTAAGACGTAGCAGAGAATCTTTAGGCCTCAATATAACTTGCGGTTTTAAAGCATACGAACTTCACATTGGTGATATAGTAAATATAACTTTATCTAGTCTTGGTTTTTCTAACAAGGCATTTAGAGTTTTATCAATGGTATTTAACGAAGATTAT